CCGAGTTCGATCGCGACCAGGTAGAAGTGGTGGTGCCGCTCAGGCCATTGCTGCTGTAAGCTATGAGTACCTGGTTCGTGTAGCCAAGCCGAGCAAATCAGCATTAGTCGTAATGCGCGGTAGTTGGACGAAGTTGTGGAACAGGCCCTTGCACCTGTTGATGGATGCGCGTGGTCCTGGGCTGAATGTGACCCTGAATTTGTTGGACGTAGCGGAGGCTGTGGGCGGGGCTTATGGTATAAGGGCCGCACGAGTCAAGGTCAGAGCCCAAGAGTTAGGCAGCTTAGGGTCTGTGTTGATGGGCGAGCTGAGACAAGCTGACCTGTTAGACAGGCGGGACGTTGACGAGGATGTTATGTACATGGGTGCGATGCGTACGACACGGAGTGTCAAAGCTGTCTGTGCTTATTCTTTGCTGTGCATGGACTTCCCTGTTCAAGTCAAGGTCACCTTGGCTTGTACGAGGACGTTGCTTGATGCGGCGTTGGCTCCGTTGCCCGTTGCTGGGAGGCCGAGGGTTGACATTTCTAACAAGCACGAGAGGAAACTAAATTACCCTCTCAAACAGCACCCAGCTGCCAAAAACAAGGTCAACGTCTACGCGAGCGAAGTGTTCTCGAGGGCGAGAGATTTCGATCCTGCAACGTGTAGGTCAATATGTGATATGAGTGTCTACCATGATGGGTTCACCGATGATCAATTGAGCGCCACGATAATGTTGGCCGTTAGTATCAAGCCGTATGTTAACCAGTGCGCGGAAGTGGCGACCAGGCTAGTCCGTGACCCTAAAGGAGCGAAGCAACTCTCGAATGCGATTAAGAGTTTGGGGATCAATTGCACCCCGTTAGGTGCGATGTTATGCGAAGCTGAGGCTTTGCAAGGTAGAGGGGCTGCTGTGCCGGACGATAGTGATGCCAGATACCGAGTGGGCGGTGTTGAGCTAGAGGAGAAGCTGCATAACGTTGACAGAGATCGTCTTAGGCAAGCGATAAGAAGTGTCATACGGCGTGAGTGTGGAAAGAAACTGGAGTTCGAGGATATCCAGGAGTTTTGGCAGCGGCGTTACGAGTGGTGTGTGAACGGGGCTCATTCGAAACTAATCGAACGATTGCACCCTGGTCTGGTCGAAGACCACCCCGTCTTCAGAGGCAAGCAAGTGCACCGGAGGGTATTTGCTGAGCGGTTGCAGTTAGAGCCATTGAGTGTTTGGGATGCAAAGTCTTATTACTCTCTGAGTTGGAAGTTGGAGTGCGGCAAAACAAGAGCCATATACTCAGGTGATTCGTTGACGTATTTCGCTTTCGAG